GAGGTAGAATTTGTTGTTTGACTTCCAGTTCGGAAGGTAGGTACTACAGGATTTGCAAGGGTTCTTGCTGGTATTAATATTATTAGCAAAAACCATTTAGTCAATGGTGATCGTTACAGTTGTTTGTCCAATACAGCTAGTACCACTACCTCCTGCCGTGCAAGTATGCACTCCACTACTTAAACTCGTCATACCTAAACTTCCTGCTGTACCACCTGATCCCACTGTTGTCTGTCCTCCAAGATGAGGTAGTGCAGAGATACCTGATGATGGTGTTATCGCAGATGGTGTAGCATCTCCAATAGTTGCCGATTCTGTAATTGAGAAGGCTGACCCAGCACTTGTTATCGCTTTATCCGTTTGAATTAAAGCTGGAACGCCATCAGTCAACGATCCAACATTCAATCCACCGATAGCTCCAGAGGTTGTAGATCCTCCAGAAGTTACAGATGGAGTAATATTATTACCTGATAATGAATAAGTTGTTCCAAGCTTATTTGTAACGCTATAAGGCATATCTACAGTAATCTGTGCAGATGTTGTGAACTTTTGAGTTATGTCTGCGTAAGAAGCAGGACTAAAAACTAAAAGTAATAACGGGATTAATTTTTTCATTTTTTGTCCTCTTTTTTGTCAACAACTTCCGCACCAAGTATCTTGATCGGAGTTTCTATTCTAATAGTTTGAAACCCACCAGATTGTGTAGCTAATAACTGTTCTACCTCTTTCTTATTTAAAGGCTTTTCATCTGGTTTGTACGTTCCATCACCACGTTTTTTAGCACCCTCTAAACCAAATGATGCCAATGCTCCCGTCAGCAAACTTGCAGGAAATGTAATATCTTTAGGTTCATTACTGTAACCTGGAATTGTTATGTAATTAAGAGAAACGATAAAACCACTCCATCCGACAACCACCAAACGAACCACAACTGAAATAAATGCAAGTTGTTCTTCCTTGTCCTCAATGGTTTCTTTCAGTTTTTTAAATGGTCCTTTTTTAG